TACGGTATTTTTAGGGACGCACCGGGATTAACCGTGAACCTCCGTGATCAGACCAATTTAGTCTTGAAAACCGTTTGGGGGCAACCCCACGGGGGTTCGAATCCCTCTGCCTCCGCCATAAAAGTAACAGTAGATTGATACAATCGTATCGACCTACTGTTTTCTTTTTATCGTTAAAAATTAGCCGAAAGTCCTTGATTTACAAGGGCTTTTTTGCTTTGGTGGTGCATTTTGGCATTTGCGGTGTCTAAATCTTGTGCCTCGGAAGCCTCAGAATGCAGAAAAGCACTACTCCCCGTCGAGGTGTAGTGCTTTCCTATCGTTAAAAGACCGCTATTCGTTAAATTACTGATTATGATTATTTTTGGCGCATACACCATTCGATTGCGTGTCCGCTATCCTTAAACCCTTCCTTTGCTTCTGCTATCAAGGAAAGTCGGCATTCGATATCTCCGAGTCCTGTTTCTTCAGGGTCATCGATGAACTCGTAAACTCTTGCGGAAAATCTGCCCTTCCAAGTAAAGTCTGTGTGGAAAACTCGGTCGCCGTATTTTATGACTGCACCATAGGTGGGGTTGGTCTGCATTGCGAGTCTTTCCATAGTTGTAAAAATATCCATTTGTTGCCTCCTCAAATTACATCAAGCTTTTTACAAGCATCCTCGCCGTATACCACTGCGAGAGAAGAGCCGATGTCCCAACGAACGTGAATCGAGCCTGCATCATCCACCCCTGTAACCGTGCCTTTGCAACCGGGTACAAGGTCGGGTCGGTAAGGGTCATTCATTTTTGTAAGCTCGACACGGCAGCCTACGGGATACTCTTTGCGGAGCCTTTCAAGCTCCTCCTTGGTGATGTTCCACATTATGCGTTCGCCTCCTTTTTGCTACCGCTTTTGAACGCGGAAGAGCCTTCAAGGTTGCGGAGGAGGATTTTGCGCTCAACCTTGTATTCTTCACCAATAAAGCCGAGGCGAAGCAAGAAACAGCGGAATGCGTATTTTTCGTTGTCCACCTCTTTTTCCTTTGCGGTGATGCGTTTCTGCGTTTTTGCCATTTCGCAGAGGGCGGTGATGAAATGCATATACGCTTTCACTTCATCGGGGGAGGTGTAATTAGGAAACCACGGGAAATCCAATCTGCCGTTGATGCGGTGAATGGTAAGGTCGTCCGTGCCGAGTGCCTTTTTAATAAGGTTGCCCTTGGCTTCAACAATAGCATCAAGGTTTGCAAGTGCGGTTTCGGTGAATTCGGCAAGTGGCATTTGAATGCTGATGCCTGTCGGCTCTTCTTCGGTATCACTCATATCAATTTCAAAGCCGTTATCAAAGAGGTGTTCAAGAAGCCTCTCGGTAACCTCGCTGTCAAGGTCGGTCGGCAGGTCAATCGTACCGTTTTTGTCGATTGTGATACCGCCAATCCTGTAGGCAAAGGTCGGTGCGCCACAGTACGTGGGGGCTACCGCAAGCCATTCTGCGATGTCGTTTACGAGTTCTTTGCGTTTTGCGCCTTGGGCGTTGGTTTTTACTGTCATAATAATGACCTCCTTTGTTTTTTGGTACTCACATATTACCTCTAAACAAGGAATATATCCAGTCATTTTCGACATTATTTCGGTAGAAAATGACACGAAAAATCAAGGCTTTTTGTGTGTACAGTACACAATGCCCACACCCACTAAATGCACAAGATTTTCTTATTTATACACTATGAACGGACTTGTCATCAATTGGATTCCAAAAAGCGTATTTTATGCTATAACCAACCGCAGTTAAATGTTTATAGAACTCTTTTTCCTTAAAAACAAGCTCAAATACTTTTTGCGGCGGCTCGGAAATTTCGTTTTTGTCAAAATAACCGCTACCATACCATTTTCCATTGCCATCGGTAAGAGTCCCGGCGCAAATATTATTTTCAAAAATATCACGAATTCTCTCTATCATTAAATCATAATCGTATTGATAATTCGCATAATGCGCGTGACCATTATAATAAAGAGTGAATTCGCCTCGGTCGCCAACAGCAATCTCAAGAGCCTCTCCGCCATAAGGATTTGTAAAAACGATGCATTTTGAGTCATCTTCCTCAAGCCAATCGTATCCCTCATCCATTTTTACAAACACTTGAGGCGATAAATGCTTGAACATTTCCAGAATTTCATCTATTTTGTCAAATGGATTTACTTCCATATAATAACGCTCGTCTTTCATTCTAACGCTCCTTTCCAAATTTTATTTTTCTTTACAACGATTATAACATAATTTGATAAGAATTTCAATGAGTTTAGAGTCAAAAACAAACTATTGAACTTTTTTGTGTAAAATTTCAACCAAATGGTTGACAAAGTAAATTTTCCGTGATATAATAGGCTTACAATCTAAAAAAGAGGTATTTTGATATGACAGAGATAGGTAAATTTCTAAAAAAATTACGAATTGATAACGGAGAGGTGCTTTTGACTATGGCAAAGAAACTCGATGTTACTCCTTCGTTCCTTTCCGCTGTTGAACTTGGAAAGAAAAAAATGCCTTATGAATGGAATTTGAAAATCCGTTCTGCTTATGCACTCACCCCTGCTCAAGAGGATGAGCTTGACGAAGCTATTTCCATCTCGGAAAAAGCCGTTATACTCGATTTTGAAGAGGTATCACCAACCGCTAAAAAACTTGCGGTATCCTTCGCACGTTCGTTTAGTGATTTCACGGACGAACAGTTGGAGGCTCTCAAAAAACTTATGAACAACGAGGATAGTGAATGAGCAAAATCCCTGTAAAACCCACTTCAAGACAAGCCATATGGGCGCACGTAAGAAATATACGGCGTTCCTTGGGTGTCGAGGATAAACTGTATTTAGATATCGTTCATTTTGTAGAGCGAGTTATGCCTGAAGTATTCCCTGAATTCGTATTTGAGATTTGCACCGAAGCAGAAATGGGAAATCTGCACGGTGAGACAATCCCAAGTGAGCATAAAATCCGCATCCGAGAAGATGTGTATATTGGCGCTTGTGAAGGCAGAGGTAGAGATAGGCTAACGATGGCTCACGAAGTCGGTCATTTCTTTATGCACGATGAGCAATCTATAGTTTTCTGCAAGGTAGACCCCAACGGCAAACTTCCGAACTTTCGAGACCCCGACTGGCAAGCGGATGTGTTCGGCGGTGAGTTGTTGGCTCCGTCCTATTTAATCAACGGAATGCCTGTTCGTGAAATACACGAAATTTGTGCTGTTTCTACCGCTTGTGCGGAAAGGCAATTATATGCCATTGAGTGTGAAAAGAAAAAGGGATTTGACATAATCCCGGCTTAAATTTTGAAAAATATCATAAAAGGAAAAGCACACAGCTTGTTGCTGGAACAACAAACTATGTGCCTTAAATGTGAAGATTACTCTTCGGGTATATATGAGTATATCACATTTTTCCCTTTATGTCAAGTATTTTTTGACGGCAACCAAAGGTTGACATTATTAGAAGGGGGGTACTGTGATGTACTCTTTATTGTCGCGCCCTAAAGAAGAGGGCTATGTATCAGACTCCTTCGGTGCATTTTTGGTCGAAGGGGCACGTTTCTCGTCTCACGAGGAATACCCTATCATAGAACAAAGTATGGTAGCGCAAGAACTTCCCGTGGACATCATGCCTTTTAATAAGGCACTCACTTATCGAGGCGATTTAAGTAAAACCTTTATATGTACTTTCTCGCTCGATGAAACCTTTGAAAGAGTCCGAAGAAACCCTAAAAAATATTTAGACTTTTTCAAACGCACCGCTGGGCTAATAGGCTTTGATTTTAGCATCCATAGCGATATGCCTTTAATCAAGCAAAAAGCTCAAATTTACGATAACCTCTCGCTCACGTATTATTATGGAAACAATGGTATTCCCGTAATCCCTAATGTACGCTCTGGGATTGACGAGCTAACGCCCGAATTTTTGGAATGCATACCTAAAAACTCTACTATTGCCATCGGGACTCACGGCTTTATGAAAGAAATGCGTGAAAAGTACGAGTGGTATTGCTTCTTGGATGAGGTTATAAACACTATTCATCCTAAAAACATCGTGGTGTATGGTACGCTGAGCAGCAAGATGTTTGATGATTTCAAGAAATCTACGAACATTGTGTGCTATCCCTCTTGGATATCTGACAGATGGAGGAGGGTTAAAAATGGCGACTAAAGGTGCAAGTAATCACTACGGAAACGCTCGTGGCGGTAGACAAGGACATATCACCGCACACACAGGGTTTGCTTGGGCAAAAGGGTTTAACAAATCCACTCTTGCAGACCATGCAAATAGGCATGGTGGAACAGGCGGAACAACAAAATATGTAGCAAATGCTGTTGCTTTCGCTAATCGAGTCGACCGGGTAAATCATCTCTCTTATATAAGAAAGGATGGTACAACCGTTAAGTACAGCAAAAAAACTAATGAATTTGCTGTTATTGACCGACACGGTATTGTAAGAACCTATTTCAAACCGGCAAACGGAATTCAAAAATACCTAAAGGACAAGGAGGAGCATAAATGAAAACTGCCAATTATTATGAATGTCCTATTTGTGGAAAATACAAATTCAATAAAGAAGGCGACTACGATATTTGCAAATATTGTGGTTGGGAGAATGATTCCGCAATGAATGCTGACCCTACATATTCAGGAGGCGCTAATGATTTGTGTCAAATCGATTTTAAGCTCCGCTATCAGTATTATGTTAAGTGCAACCCCAAATATCATTGGGCGCTTCACGGCTATCCTGAAATTTCTCAAATTGAAAAATGCGTATGTCCCGTATGCGGCAAATTTGAATTTGAGCCTTTAGCTTGGGATGATATTTATTGTGGCACAACACCCTCCGATGTTTACTGTATGAGTTGCGGTTGGCACTACTCTCCGGAACAAGAAAAATCCCCCGAACTGGCAAATAGTGCAAACGAGATGTCTTTGAAGGAATATCGTGCTTGGTATGCTGAAAAAATAGCTATAAATCCTAATTATAACTATTTTGAAGAGATGACCGAGAACTATGTTCCCACACCACATAAATGCCCTGTTTGCGGTAAATATGAATTCGCAGATGAATCTTGTTATGATATTTGTCCTTTCTGCGGTTGGGAAGATGATGGAGTTCAGTTAAGCGACCCCGATTTTGCAGGGGGCGCAAATGAACTTTCACTAAAACAATATCGTAAAGCATACAGCGAGAAAATTAAAATAGACCCTACATATCGTTGGGACAAGCATAATTAAAAACAAAGGTCGGGTTGGCTCACTATGGGTCAACCCGATTTGCTATTTTACATCATCACCGTCTCTTCGCTACCGTTGCGGAAGGTGAACACAAGCCGTCCGTCATTGTAAACGGTGATGTGGTCAACGATGGCGTGGAAACGGCTATCACTCCATTCGGTATCGAGGACATCAAGCTCCCCAATCTCAAAGAGGAAACCACCTAAAACTTCCGCTTTGAATTCTTTTTCGGCTCTCTGCCTTGTAAGAGCCGTATAACGCTTCTGTAAGGCTTGATAGCGTTCGGTAAGGCTCTCATAGGTTTTTGCATATTCCTCTTGGTCAAGAGCCGTTATCGCATTGGTGGATATAGCTTTTTCTATCATTTGCGCCACGATTTCAATCTCCTCGGTGACTTTGGCTATTTCCGCATCAATTTCGGTGTGGTCGGTAAGCACCGCTCTAATAAGCCGACCATCTTCAAACAAAGCCTCTCGATTTTTCAGAAGAAAGCTCAATGCGATAATGGAATAATCCTTGAGGTCATCCTCCGTGAGGTGGGGCGTGGAACATCGGTGTTCACCTTTGAATTTATGGTTGCATTGCCATATTACACGGCGGTATTGGCTGTTGGAGTGCCATACCTTGGGACCGAATTGCTCTCCGCAATCACCGCAAATAACCTTGCCCGAGAAGGGACTTTGACAAGAGGTGCGTTTGTTTGCCTCTTTGCGCCTACGGAATTCACCTTGAACCATATCCCATTCCGTAGGGTCAATGATGGCAGGGTGGCTGCCCTCAACGTAGTACTGCGGGACTTCACCCTCGTTGACCTTCATCGTTTTTGTAAGGTAGTCGGTGGTAAAACGCTTCTGAAGCCGAGCATCTCCCTTGTATTTTTCGTTCGTAAGAATGCTCTCCACGGTGCTGACCTGCCATGCCTTCTTGCGCCCCGGTGTAGGAATGCCTTTTTCGGTGAGATGCTTTGCTATGTAGCAAGGGGACTTGCCGTCAATGAACATTCGGTATATGCGCCTCACGATTTCAGCCTCCTCGGGAACAATCTCGGGCAGACCGTTTGCGCCCTTGCGGTAACCGAGAAATTGCTTATACGGAAGGCTGACCTTGCCGTCTGCAAATTGTTTGCGCTTGCCCCAAGTGATGTTCTCGGAAATTGACCTTGACTCCTCTTGTGCAAGAGAGGACATTATCGTAAGCAGAAGCTCTCCCTTGGAGTCGAAAGTCCATATATTTTCCTTTTCAAAGAAGACCTCAACTCCGTGTGCCTTAAGCGTTCTTATGGTTGTAAGGCTGTCAACGGTGTTTCTCGCAAAACGGCTGACCGACTTGGTAAGTATCAAGCTTATCTTCCCGGCAAGGGCGTCGGCTATCATTTCGTTGAAACCGTCACGCTTTTTGGTGTTCGTTCCCGAGATGCCTTCATCGGTATAAACCTTAACAAAATCCCACTCGGGATTGCCTTTTATGTATTGTGTGTAATAATCCACCTGCGCCGTATAGGAGGTTACCTGTTCCTCGCTATCGGTAGAAACACGAGCGTAGCCTGCTACCTTGCGCCTTGTGTTTGATTGGGTGGATTTTCTTGTATGCTGACATATCGTAGCAGGGATAACGGTTACGTTTTTTGCCGCCATAGGTGTTCCTCCTTTATTTTTTTGAATGTTGCGCCAACGCTTGCTTACTCGCCTTTTCTTTCATTGCTTCCGTCCAACTCTCTCGACGGGAGCGGTCTTTCCATTGTTTAACTGTTCGTTCACCGTTCTTAAAGCAAAATACCAAGGTGTTGTCCTTTTCGGCTCTTATAGCCGTTAAATCACCGAGAGGGGTATCTGCGGTAAGGTCATATAAAACGTTTTCGGGGATTGCCTTTGAGACACAAGCCTTTTTGCCGTGGGTGTTATAGGTAGAGCAAATCCAAACGATACCGCTTGCTGTGGTTTTTCGCCTATAATGCTTACCGCAGTTGGCGCATACAATAAGGCTCGTAAACGGATAGGTTGCGGTGTGTGGCTTTTTGCCTGAGTAGTGTTCAGATCGTCTTGCAAGTTCCTCTTGCACCGCCTCAAAAGTAACAAGGTCAATAATAGCTTCGTGCGTTCCCACCGCATGGTATTGCGGCTTTTCACCGTTGTTTTTCATCTTGCGCTTGGTGAGGTGGTTCTCGCGGTAGGTCTTTTGTAAAATGAGGTTGCCCGTGTAATTGTAGTTTCGCAATATTTTGAGGACGCCTTCGGTGCGCCACGCTTTGCCAACCCTTGTGAGGATACCATCCTCGTTAAGACCTTTCATAATAGCGGTTGCGCCCAAGCCTTCAAGGTACTCTCGGAAGATGCGTTTTACAATTTCGGCTTCCTCGGAAACTACCACGAACTGACCGTTCTCAAATCGATATCCGAGGATAAGACCGCTCCACGGTTTACCTTCCTCAAAATTTCTACGGATGCGCCATTTCATATTCTCGCTGACCGAAAGGCTCTCCTCTTGAGCGTAGGATGCGAGAATGGTCAGCATCAACTCACCGTCGGCGCTCATCGTGTGGATATTCTGCTCTTCAAAGTAAACGTCCACACCGAGCGCCTTTAATTCTCGCACCGTTTCAAGAAGCGTAACCGTGTTCCTTGCGAAACGGCTGATTGCCTTGGTGATGACCATTTGTACGGTACCTTTGCGGCATTCGGCAAGCAACCGTTGAAAATTCTCGCGGTTGTCCTTCGTGCCAGTAAGAGCCTCATCTGCATAAACGCCTGCGTACTCCCAACCGTGTTTTTGAATGTAGTCGCTGTAATAGCTGACCTGTGCCGATAACGAGTGAAGCATAGCATCCTTGCCGCTTGAGACTCTGCAATATGCTGCCACTCGTTTTTTCTTGGGTGCGTCCGCGGCAAAACGCACTTGCTCAATTTTTCTTGTCATAGAGCCTCCTTTGTATCATTTATAAGGTACTATATATATCACTCTAAACGCCCTGAAAGTCAAGCGATTTCTGCGAATATACTACACGAAGATAAGCCGTATTTTTTGTTTAATACGTCAATGG